GGCACAAAAAGTTATGATGCTAAAACAGAAAATTGATGACGCCGCAAATATGTGGAATAAAACTAAAGATACACAATACAAAGATCTTTGGTACAAATTAATTAAGGATAATTATGAAACTAATAATATTAGACGACGGACTTTATCAATTAATTCCTGTCACAAAGCAAGTGATGGAACAAATATCTTTATTGGCACCAGTAGACTGCATGGACCTATGCGAGATACTAAGATTAAAACTAAGCGGTTACGCAGACACAATAAACCTGCACATTATGAATGATGGGAGTGGTAGTTTTGTAGGATGTATCTGTGGATAAAAAATGCAGTATTTGTAAAAAAAAATTACCTATGAATCAATTTTATTTAAGTCATAACGGACGTTATAATTTCTGCTGCACACCTTGCGATAAAGAAAGAAAAGTTAAGTATCGTGCTGAAAACAAAGATAAAATTGCTATTGCTAATCACAAATATATTAACACAGAAAGAGGCTATGTTAATGAAGTAATAAATGGAATATTTGCACGAGCAAAAAGAAAAGCTAGAAGAAAAGTTTGGGTCCCAGATTTTAAAGACAAACAAGAAGTCTATGATGAATTAATGTTGTATATTCAAGACTACGGCAGAAATTGTGAGTACTGCAGAAAACCTTGGACCTATCAACGGGATTTAGGTGTATGTGGTGAAGGACATACTAGAGGACGAAGATCTGGTATAGAAACTAATTTTTCGATTGATAGACTAGATACGACTTTAACGTATAGTAGACATAATATAGTTTTCTGTTGTGTAGGATGTAATAATAGAAAAAATCAGGTTAGATTATCTGATATAGTAAATATAACTAGAGTCTTAAACGAGAGGAGAAGTAATGACGAAGAAATTTAAGTACGACGGTAAATCAAGACCTGCGAATGATTTATACACTGAAAATTTTAAGAGAATTTTTGGTAAAGGTGTCGTGAATACAGAGACAAGCGTCAAGGATCTTAAAAACAGTTTAAAAGATATTGATGAAGACTACGATGCAGCAGAAGATTTAAAAAAGATAGAGGAACGCAATGGTTTTTAAATACATATTAGAGAAAATATACCATTACTCAACTTACCTAAGTAGTTGGTCATGGCAGAAGTTATACGGCAACAGAAAGGATGGTTATGGCTACAAAAGACGTTGACACAATAATAATTTATGCTGGAACAGAATTACCGGCAAATGATTGCAAAGTTAAATTTACCAATGAACAAGGTAAAAAATATAATATTGAGTTAACAAGATTAATCCAAGTTTTTAATAATAACATTTGGGAGAATAAAAAAAGTGTCCGATAAAGAAAAATTTGATAAATTGCAGCAAGAACAACGTGATCTTGATGAAAGTTATCAGCAGTCTAAACGTAATAAAAAAGAGAGAGAAATTATAAAAGAAAACGAAGAGTATTTAAAGGAGATACAGAAAAAATTATAATGAATTGGAATAAACTCTATCATTACCCGCCTTGTACACGTAGTACAACCGACGGTCTTAGAACTTATGCAGTGGGTAAAGAAAAGTTACCAAGTGTTACAACGATTTTAAAAGCCACTGAGTCTGAAGAGAAGAAAGCATCCTTGGCCAAGTGGTTAGCTAAAGTTGGCAACATTGAGGCAGAGAGAATTAGAGATACTGCAGCTTCACGGGGTACCAATATGCACTTACATTTAGAAAAACATGTACTGGGTGAGGGACATTTAGATTTAACTCCAGAAGGTGCGAAAGCTAAGACGATGGCTGATGTGATTATTAATAAGGGTTTAGGCGACATGTCGGAGATATGGGGCAGTGAGGTTACCCTATATTATCCTGGCAAGTACGCCGGACAAACAGACTTAGTTGGGGTTTATGATTATGAAGATTCTATAATTGATTTTAAGCAGTCTAATAAACCTAAACAAAGACAATGGATTGATGACTATTTTATGCAGTTAGGCGCTTATGCGATGGCTCATAACCAGGTCTACAATACAGACATAACTCAGGGTGTAATACTGATGTGCACTCCGGATTGTTATTTTCAGAAATTTTCTGTAAATGGCAAGGAGTTTATTAAATATCAAAATCAGTTTTTAGAAAGGGTGGATAAATACTATGAACAAAGAAATAGTTAAGGCTGTTAGTAAAAAACAGTTTCAGTTAATGATGGAGTCTGAAAAAGCGTTGAAAAAATACTTGAATGCAGACACAGGCGGCAGGCCTCAAGCGACTTTGAGCGGGTTATTTAACAAAATAGAACAACTTTTGACCACAATGTCGACTTGCCAGGACCGTATTATGCTCTTGCAGCAGATGATGGATGAGGAAGCACCAATTGAAAAAATAAAAAGTGAGTAAAACCGCGGTTCATCACCTCCCTATAGTAATCTGAGAATACATAAATCATTAATTCGGTGTTTTAAAAGAGAGGTGATCTGGTGATTGAGGTGATCAGCCAATAATACCAACGTTTTTTTAAAAGTTAGGGGCCGCGAGGAAGGTTTGGATTGGAAAAACATGAAAATTTATTCTGGAAATGCTATAGGTGTTGGGATATGATAGGTCGAAACAGAAACTGGTCCGGTCCTTCTGATTGGATACAGAAGTTTAACGAAAAGCATAACCCGGATTTCTATGGCAAAAAAGAAAAGCAAGAAAAAAACAAAAAGAAGAATCAAAAACAAAAAGATCTTCCCTTTAAATTTAAAATCTTTAGGCAATCGGATTGAAGACTACCCATTTGTAGAAATCGAGTGGTTGGATATTGAAGGTGATGCCGGCTGGAGTAATACAAAAGATTTAAACAAAGAAAAGTTACCGCTGTGTGTATCTAAAGGTTATTTGTTAAGCCAAACAAAAGGTATTACCAGAATATTCAGTGATTATATTATGTCTAAAGATAATCCCACATTTGATACTATTGGCAGTACTACTATAATCCCAACAGCAGTCATACAATCGATTAAAAAAGTTAATTAAACTAAAGGTAGTTTAGGTTTTATATCTTCTGGTTTTTCTTCTGGATCTACTTCTAATAACACAGCGTTGTCTTCTTTGATTGTTTTAATTCTTATGTCCAATTCTTCCTCACTTAGCTCATCTAGTTTTCCAGTACGTATAATTTTTTGATCATAATAAAATCCACCAACCTGACCCCTAGCTTTTTCAGCTACTGTTGCAGCAGAATATGATCTAGCTTTTATAGCCTCATCTCTAATTCTACCTAATTCTGTTAAATGACCACCATAAGAAACACCGTATTTTTTATTACGTTCATCCCTTAGTTCACCAATATATTTTGCAACCATTGGATATAACTTTGGATTCTGTAGTTCATATGCTGTTTGTCTTGCCCTATCTTTGGTATAACCAGCTTCAACAGCTGCTTCATAGGCATATCTACGGCCCTCAAAAAATACTAATGCTTCCGCAAATTTTGCTTGCATTGGAGTAAGCTTAGGTAATGGGCCTCTTTTTTTCTTCTGTACTTCCATGGTTGACAATATAATTAGATTATCTTATAAAGTCAATTAATGAAAGACGAAGATAAAACATACGAAAATGAAAGGAGCCATGTGAATCAAGCAATTAAAACTGTGTTAAGCCCAATAACTCATGCAAAAAATGTAGCTAGTGCAGCTGTATTTAATAAAAGAGGACCTAACGATCTAGAGGAACAGATTGATATGTTAACCAAACAAAAAGAATATATGCAAAAGAAATGTAGAGAAGCAGGCGCTGCTATTCTAGATCTTGAGCACCAAGTCAACGAGTTAAAAAGAGATAACTCTTTGTTATCAATGGATGTTGCTACTCTTACAAATAGATTAAGAGACGCAGGATTTTAATGTTTAAAGGAAGAGACCTCATGCCTTTGTTGGATAAGTTCTTAGGACCTAAACAAAAAGCAAGTGTAACCCAAGACGCTAGAGTTCAAGTTAGAACTCCAGACGGAAAACATTTTGACATTGCTGGTGTGAATTTAGTTGAAAATAAAATTTTAGGTGCTAGAGAATCACATCGTTTAGTAATTCATACACATGAAGAAGTCGCTAAAATGGGGAAAGCAAAACTCATTCTGTAAGAATTTGTAACGGTGGTTATTTAGTGAATCCTGAAACAAAATTATGGCATGAAGTTAAGAAAAGTTTATCAAAAATTAGTTGGACTAGACTGGAAAATAGTAGCGTACTTGGTACTCCCGATCTATTGGGGTATAATAATTCTGGGATCTTTTTCACTGTTGAATTAAAAGTTACTCCAGTTACATCGCGTTACAAAGTTCGGCTGTCGGCACACCAATTAGCATTCCATGTTAGGCATCCTAAGCATTCATTTATCTTGGTTAAGTCCCTGGCTCAGGGCACTTACCATTTGTTTTCTGGAGACAAGATTCTTCAGCTTGACGCTTGCGGCTTGAGGCTTGATGCCTCAGAGGCTTGTTGCTTGGGGCTTGATGCCTGTCACGAATTTTTAAATAAGTTACAGTAGCTTGTTGCCTGAATATAGGCGCTTGAGACCTGCGACTAGCTTGTGGCTTGTCGCTTTTATCATAACGATACAACCAACCTGAGCCATTTTTAAAAAACCACATTATAGATTTAATTTAATAAACTCTTTTAAATTGGCATTTTCTTTTTTAAGTCGAGCAATAGTCTCATGGTTATCCCGCTCGGCTTTTTGTGTCGATCTTATGTAATGGCTAAGGTGCATGTCTCCATGTTTTATAAATTGATTTTTACTCTTGGAGTAGGTCTTATCCTCTAACATCTCAACTATATCACATGGTGTTTTTTTATTTGTAAAATGTCTCTCTATTACAAATATATCTTTTAGTACTGTCATATTATCTCCGCTTGTTTATTTTTTATATAGATCGCTGTTAAGGTCCATGATTTCATTAAACTCAGCCGCCATGTCGCCGCCGTCGTCAAGGTCATCGAGACTTAAACCAATTGCCGCCGCCTGCTTGGCGCCTTCTTTTGCTTCCTCGGTCCAGCCCTCGGGCGGTGTATTACTTTTAATACCCTTAATATTAAAATCTTTACTTATTTTATTTATTAGTTTTTTGCTTATTGTCATTGTTTCCTTATTGTTAGTGTTTGCCGTAACTTACGTTGCTTGTGTCTCTATTCCAACAAGCGCGGCAATCGCCGCAATTGTTATTTTGTGACGGTGCTGGGCAGCTCGCGCCGCCCTTACTTGTTACCGTTGACGTCCACGGCCAAAATTTTACGGCCGCTTGATCAATCATATGCGAGGACATACGAATTATTAAATTTTTTGGGACTTCCTCCGGTTTAATTTGTTTTAAGAATTGGGCCTCACGCGTTGGCATCCAGTGTTGAATTTGAGGGGTTAACCTGCACACTTCAAAAATTTTGTTTAAGTGGTCCATTGATTGGATGTCTCCGGCGTCATGCCACCTAAAAAACTTTTGACGTTTTATTTGTGTGACCATAGCTTCAACCCATAATGGATTGGTCAAGCTTTTTAATCTTACATACTGGGCCGCTTTAATTGCTGAGTATCTAACGTAGTTACCCTTTAAGGCGTAACAGCTGGCGCAAACTGAGTTTTTAATCTTACGTAACTTTGAACCCGTTTTGCACTCCCACGCTGGCAAGCTGTAAGATAGGCCCGGCATTTTTGTTGTACGTGTTAAAGAACCCGTAATTGCTTTTGCTTCTTTTATATTCATACTTCCTCGCTTTCTAAATGTATCCTATATTATCTTATAACTACTGTCAAGCGTTGCTTGTGGCTTGTGGCCCGCTTGAAGATTGGCCCAAAGTTTATAAGGCGGCCCGCAAGGGGCGGCAATTTTTAACGGTGGGCCCTTGATCAGTTGTCAGCTAAAAGCTGAGCGGGTAACCCCGTCCAACTGATCCCAGATCCAACAAGAGAACTCGAGTGTAGGATTAATTAAAACCCTTTTAATACTCCAATTGGATCAGGGATCAGTAGCAGGCCCGCCGGCATTTTTGTGGTCCTGCTATTAACCCATCCGGGCGGGGATATGCTATTCAGCACCCGCCCAAATTCTTAAATTTTGTTAGGCCGTTAATCCTACGGACACTAAAAAAGCCATAAACAAACCAGCAAAAGATAGACTTATATATCTTGTGATTTTGGCGTCATGCTCCACAGTTGCGAGCTTACTTCTAAGGATTGTAAGCTCATCAATTTGGCTTGCGATCATTTTATTTTGAAGTTTATTATGATCGATTAATTTGTCTATTGTTAGTCCATAATCAGCCGGCATTGTTATCCCTCCATTTTTGGTCCTGTCTTATTCTTTTATTTTGCTCATCAATAAATTGCTGGTTGTGTTTAGCTACCCAAACACCTGCCGCAATTATCCCTAGTATTACGATTAATAATACATATTCCATTAGTGTCCTCCGTGTTGTTTTATTTGTGTCATATCAAAGTTATATAAGATTATCCTATATAAGCAAGATATTTATTTACATTAAAGTGAAATAAACTTCTTGACATATGTAAGATTATCCTATACACTTGGAAGGCGGCTGGGGATGGTGGTATATATTATACAATGCAACTATAGAATGTATGCAGATACTGCATCAACTACAGGTTGTATTCACGTTTAGAATGGTTCTAATCTGGCCTGCGACACTATTGCACTTGATTAATATAGGATTATCTTATATAGTTATATCAACCCCGCCGTGATTATCTAACGGTAACGTATAGACTGCAGCGGTTGGGCCACACTAAATATAGTAGTTGTAATTATGCAACACACATGTGACATATATGTCACGCGCAAGGAACAGGACACATGCAACCACAGGTTGCAGCGCATTTTGCGCCCGCTCGCGCGCACGGCATTTAAATAGAGGTACCAGACCCAATCCGAAAAAAGCTGTAATATATAAAAAGTATTACACCCTACGCTAAAAGGGGTCCCACTGCTTTCGGATTATATGT